GGGCGGCTATTGCCGCCCCTTTTGCTTAGTTCTTGCAGCAGCCGCACTTCGGGAGCGGATTGTAGAGCGTCTGCGCAGTGGTCGCGGTTCCGGTGGTGACGTCTGCAACCTGCTTCGGATAAAAGGTGGCGTTGGCATAAGTCACGATGGCGTTGTCGCCGCAGCAGCGCCGCTCTGCCTCCATCTCGATCTCGCGGTGCAGCTCGGACTTGACCGACGCGATGTCCTGGCGCGCCAGCACAAAGCTGTCTTCGGTGCGCTGGTTGTGGACCGCCTGATCGCACAGCGTCTTGCGCACGTCCTTGAGCTGACCGTCGATGTAGGCGTACACCTCCAGCATCTTCTGGTCGTTGTAGGTGTTCGCCTTGAGCAGGGCAATCTCAGAGTCCTTCGCCGCCAGCTGCTGCTCGCGGTCGAGCTCGTAGCGCGTCACAGTGACGTTTTCGCTGCAAACGGGATGTTCCTGACGGCCGGCCAGAACGCCTGCCAGCGCTGTCATAACCGGCACAGCCGCCTCTGCGGCAGCGTCCTTGCGGGTATTTCCGCCAAGGCCGCCGAGCAGGTTATTGAGCCCTCCGTTTGCCAAACCGAGCGCAGCGCCGCCGATACCAAAGCCCAGCGCCGTTCCGGCAAGGCCTTTGCTTGCATATTCCATGTGTTGATCTCCTTTGCAAAAAGTAAGCTGGCCAGCTCCTAGCAGCAGTGTACCGGAGATCAAATTTTCGGGGGTGGCGTGAGCGTGATTTTATGTGCGAAATAATTTGATTTTTTAAAAATAATGCTTGACATATACGGGCAAACCGTATATAATAAAACCATAGAGATAAACAAAAAAACAAACCCCAACACGGGGCAGGAGGAAATAAAAATGAAAGCTACTATTTATGCAAACTACGGAATGCTCGCAGCTGAAAAGCGCTGCATCTACACCACGGCCGAAACCGACGCCACCGTCTCCGAGCCGCTTGACGTCATCATCCCCGAGAAATTCGCCCCGGCGAAAAACGCTGCTGACGAGATCGTCGTCACGCTGAACGGTTACAATTATCGCTTGCAGGATGTCCTGTGCGGCGACGAACAGCCCTGCATCATGGTCCCGGGATACACCACCAGATACGAGCGGCTCGCTCGTGCCTAAGCCAAAGCGAGGGAATCCAAATGCCAACTGAGGCACAAAAACGCGCCCGGAACAAGTGGGACGCGGAGAACCGCACCGTGATCGGGTGCAAGATGCGGCGAGAAGACGCGGAAGCGTTTAAGGCCGCCGCGCAGGAAGACGGAACAAACCCCAACGAGCTCTTGCGCGGCTGGATCGGGGACTACATGAGCAGGGAGGAATCAGACATGACGAATGACCAAATTCAGGCGCTGGCGACGATCTTTGCGATTTGCCGCAAGGCCACGAAAACACAGATCCAGAGCGACATTGACAACGCGCAACGTTACCCCATCAAATGGGCGACCATTATGGTGCGCAAACTCCACGCGATGGGCAAGGCAACGGACGATATCGACCGCGCAATCGCCGAGCAGTACGGCAAAATCGACATCGATACGTTTACGGCCAACTTTGACAAATGCCTCACGCTCGAGCAGCAAGGCGTTTGGAGCCTTGCATTTTATAAGGCAATGCAATAAAGCACGCTTTGGGCGCGCTGGGACACTTTAATAGGAGGGACATTATGACGGCAGATGAGTACATAGCCAAACTGGAGAGCCGCTGGCCAAAAAACATCCCGCTGGGGATGCTGCGCGACGCAGTGATCGTCGTCTCCAGCCAGAAGTTGCAGGAGATTAAAGCCGAGCTGCATGGGACGGATCAATCGCATAACCTTTACGCTGGGCGCCTTTGTGAGTACAAAATAGGGACTGTCGACATGGCAAGCTTTGAGGCGCTCGTCCCGAGCTTTGACGCAATCCATTTCGTGGAGGGCGGGGACTACCTTGTCCATCAAGGCAAACTATCGCAAGTCACACGTGTCAACCGTAGCTCAACCGGGCGTGAGGCCTTTGTTGATATCACGCCAGTCGCTGACATTACATACCTTGGATAAAAACACCCGGTGTCCAACTTGGACACCGGGTATTTTATATCATGTTGAGCCTTTGCGCTGTCTGCCGCGCCCTCGTATAAATCCCGGGCAGCCGCCTCGAAAGCGTGCTTCGCTCCATGCACAGCTCGACGGCCACGTCGATCTGGGGCGCTTTGCCCACGATGTAGCGGCGCACGATCTCGGCGTCCTGCCTGCTGTATCCGGCCTCGCGTATGACGCGCTCCCACTCGCTTTGCAGCAAACCGGATAAGTCGTCTGGGATATGGACTCTTGCGCTTGCCAATGGCGTCCCTCCTTCCGGGAGGGCGCGGCGGACGGCTTACTTGTGATTCAGCACGGCAATATTGCCCTTGTTGGATACCTCCAGATCAAGGGCGGCGGCGAGGTCGCGCACCTTGACGTAATTCGTGCCGTCCTTCAGGATGCGCTCCACGGAAACCTCTTTGCCGTCGACGATGATTTTGCTTTTTTCTACCACTTCGCGTTCCTCCTCTCCAAGTTTTCCGTCCTCGAGCACCATGACCGTGTGGCCGCTGGAAACCAGCACGTCGCCGCGCAGCAGCCTTGCGTCCGAAGTTAGGTACTCGCCGTGCAGGAGCTCAAAATCGCCGGTCTTCGGCCAATCGTTGAGCATACAGTAGGTCGTGCAGCTGTTGCCCTGCTTCCTGTAGAGCTCTTCTACGCCCTTGCACCCGGCGGCTACCGCGCAGAGCGTCTGGAGCCCCGAACAATCCGTCTCGACCGGTTTTGTGATCTTGCTCACGTCCCAGCCAACGACTCTCGCGGCTTCATACGCCGTGTTTCGGTCGGACATGTCATAACCGATGTTCCGGTTTTTAATCGCCGCCTCGCACGTCTTGGCGGCTCTCTCGGCCTTTCTCGGGTCTTTGTAGCGCAGCAGGCCAAGCCAGTGGCCATTGTACCAGTACGAGATATTGAGCTCCTGCCCGGTCTGGTTGCCGGGCTTCTGGTTCCAGCCGCCGGTCTCGCCGAGGCTGGCCTGTCCGATTTTAACGGCCATCACTTGCCCTCCGTTGTGCCGTCCAGCACATCCTGCGTCTTCTGGGACTGGGTCCCGAAATAAAACGCGATGATCACGGCGTAGATCGTCATAAAGTCCTGCGAGATCTTACCGGCTACAGACATGTACGCAAACACACCCGTCAGGACCAGTGTGACCAGAGATTTGACGCTGAGCAAATTGCCCAGCCGCTTTTTGATATTATCCATTATGTACCTCCATCGTCATTTGGTTTTGCAAATACTCTCTTGCACAGCAGGAGCAGCAGCTCCCCGCCGAACGCCGCCGCCGCGAAGATCAGCACGTCGGAGAGGTCGGACGGGCGGTCTAGGATGACCGCGACCGTCTTGATGACCACTGCCCACGCGAGCGTAAGCGTCAGGGCGTAAATGCAGTAGTAGACCAACTCCCGCGCCATGCGCCCCCTCGTCTTCCGCTGCGGCTTTTTCTGCCCGTCCGCCATACTAGCCTCCCAGCCCCGCCAGGGCCAGCGCGTAGCCGACCAGCCCCGCGACGATCGCTGTCACGGCTGCCTTGATAAGCCCCTCCCAGCGGCTGCCGGGGAGCGCCTTGAGGGCTTTCACGTCGGTCTTGATCTCGTTCACGTTCGACTCGATCGTCTCCTGCTTCGTCGCCAGCACTTCTACGGAGGTGGCCAGCTGGTGAAGCGCCTTGTTGTCCGCCTCGAGCTCGTCGATGCGGTGCTGGTTGGATTTGCAGCGCGCGTCGATCGCTGCGACCTGCGCCTGAATTCCGTCGTCCATATCTGTCTCCTTTCTCGCCCGGAGGCAGCGTTATACTTTCTTCCAGACCGTCGGGGCGACCGTCGGGGTAAACACATTCCCGTCCATGAGCGACTCATAGAGGTTGCCGCCCCACCATCCCTTCTCGCCCTTTGCGAAGGCCAGTGTGGAGGTAATTACTTCGGGGATGATTCTGTATCCGCCCCGGTACTGCACGTCCTCCCAGAGTGTTGGTGCGCTGTCCGGGGTGTTCTGTGCGGTGTCCCAGAGGTCGACGGCGGCTTTTTTGATCTTGCCGTGCCAGTTGATGCGCGTGCCCGCTTTGATGAGGCTGTTGCCGCCGGTCAACGTCCCCAGAAGCTCCGGCGCGAGGCTGACAGTCTTGTCGTCCAAAGCGCTTGCCGCCTGTTCGATGTACGGGCGCATTTTTCGTGCCCTATCCGTGTACGTCATGGTGCTGCCTCCCCCAGTAAGATCTTCGCCGCCGTCTCGGTGTCGATCAGCCGCTCACGCAGCTGCTCCGGGTTTGCCGTCTCGATGTCAAAATTGTCTGTGACAAGCTTGCCAGTTTCCGTGTAGGTGTGCGGCGCGCCATCAATGTCAATTGCCTCATCGTACTCTGCGCCCGTCTCAACCTGCCGGATGAGATAGCCCGCGTCTGAATACGTCCGGTACAGCTCCACGCCGTCCGTGCGCGTTTTGTAGTGCTCTCTTACGATCATGCTCACACCCCCACAATATGGTCTGCCAACGAGCTCCAGTTTGTTGCCGCTTTCCACGCATCCGCAAGAGATGCGGGCACCCGGATCTCCAGCTGCGCGTGCGTCTGATCGAACGCGTTGACGTTGGCCAGCGTGGGCACGGCGGTACAGTGCGTAAGATCCACAAACCGCAGCGGATAGCATCGCTGAAACACCTGCGCCGGTATGCTTGCGATGTCCCCGAGGCACGTCACCCTGCGCAGCGCGTTGTCGCCATTAAATGCGGCGGCAACAAACGTCGTAGCGTCCGCTGGGGTAGTGACTTCTAACAGAGCGCGGCAGAGCGAGAAATCACCAACTTGCCCGTTTACAGCCTTGATGTGGACGCGTTCGAGCGCTTGTGCCTGATTCGCAGCAGTCATATCAAAATTTACCCGCCGCACTGCTGTACTTGTGATGGCATAATTATTTCCCTGTGTCTGCCCTTTCGTGGATGCAATGGCTCGGAGATTGACGCAACTGTAAAAAGTCTGCCGAATTTCCTCCATATCCGCCGCGATAAGCACACGCAGTTGTGTACACATTTCAAATGACCGGGAGGCATATATTTTTGTTGTTTGCGGGAGTGAGATGCTCTCAAGCATGCTGCAATTTCTAAAGCACTCCGGCCATGTGCGCACCGCCCTTGCACCGACCTCAACTCTCCGCAGCATCGCGCAGCGTCCACTATCGGTTTCCCCGTTTGCAATCAGCCTCTTGCCCTCGCGTCCTAGACTCATCGTCGTACCCTCTTTGACGCTCATCGTGATCACGTATGAGCCACTGGATGCGTACACATGCCGATGCTCAACGTAGGAATCTGCGTTTTTTGTTTCCGGTGTTGTGCCGTCGCCCCAATCGACCGTCGTAGCGTTCCGGGTGCTCTGCCAATAGTTGAGCACAAAATCATCCCACGTCTCGGTATCCACGTCGACGTAGAGCCTTGTCTTGCCATCATCGGTAATATACAGCGCGCCGATATCGAGCTCACGGCCTGCCTCCTTGATGTCTTGGAGCGTCCAGTTCCAGCCCTGACAGATGAGTCCGTCGTGCGAGGGAAGGGGCGGCAGCTCAGTCTTTGTGGCCAGCTCGGCGAGTGTCCATGCATACAAGAGCGTTCCGTCGTAATCCCAAAAGTTGATGTCCGACTCCTTGGGCGGGGTGGTATCTAACGTGCCGGTGATCTTCGCGCCCGAAGCGTCGTGCGCCGTCACGCCGGATTTGAGCGTCGCGGGTGTTACGGTGTCCTCGGTCAGGTCGATGAGCGTTTTTCCGGCGTAGACCACCTTGTTTCTCGGGGTTTCACCCCCAGATACTTCCGGTGCTGCCATACGCTCACGCTCCTGCCTTCTTGCCGATGGTAACGGTCACGCCGCCAGCAGCGTTGGGCGTTTCGTTGTAGTAGATCGCGGCCACGTTCACCTGTGACATGTAGTCATATCCTTCGTCCGGCAAAATCGTCTGCGCGGTCGTCAGCGGCTCGACGGACTTAGTTTGTGCTTTGATGGCCTCGCCGCTGTACGTGCCCGTCACGCCGAGGATCGTCACGCCCGCCTTGATGTTCCCGGCAATGATCTTTGCAGCCTCTGTGGGGTCGATGGCGACCTTACCGCTTCCGTCGTGGTAGCCGATGGGGACGATGTACTCGCCCTTGACCGTCGTGATCTTCGCGGCCACCGCGCCGTTGTTCGGCATTTCGCCGGTGATCAGGCTGCCACGCGCGCCCGCCGTCTTGCCGAAGAGGATTTCCGAGGCCTTGACGGTCGCGCCGGACGTGTCGAGGTCAAATTTACACGTGCCGGTATGCAGCTCGCCGTCCGAGCCGTGATACTTAAAGCCAAGCAGGACTTTGCCCGGCTCTACCGTGTCGGCGGTCAGGTCTAACAGCACCTCGCCGCCATAGATAAATTTACTTCTGCCCAAAATTTACACCTCCGATGCAATGTAGACCGTCGTGCCGGTCTCGTTGGATACCTCATAGTATGGGACTTTTGTGACGGTCACATCGTCCGCCAGCAGCTTGTTTTTCGTCGGCAAAACAACCGGCTCAAATGCCTTCGGCACGACCTCATAATCCCCCTCATACGCCTCGCCGCCCTGATAGACCACCTTCGCGGGCTCGATCCGCATCCGAATCTCCGGCTGCGAAAGCACCATTTTAAGCATAGCCCGCCTCCTTGAGAAGCTCCTTGACCGGCTGCGAGACGATATCCGCGGCCTGCGGGTTTCCGTCCCCGTCCGTGAGCGCCAGCTGGAGGCGCGCGCTCTTGCCCGTGTCCAGCTGCATCGCGTCGGCAAGGGGGATCGTGACGAGCAGGTGCGTCTCGTCGACGACCGCCGGCACGTACTCAAAAAACAACGCGCCCTGCCGCAGCCAGAATTGGAGTTTCGTCGCCTTGGTCAGGTCCGCGCCGACCACCTCGACCGATAAAGCATTTTTGATCTTTTCGCGCATCATATCACCTCACTTTGGATTTCCCACGACGTACTCGACGACGTAGGTGCCGCTGATGCGGCAGATTTTCACGCGGTCACCCGCCTTGAATGTAACGTTGGTATTGCATTTGTAATGCTTTGCTGTGGCGGCGGTCTGGCCGTCGAAGATCAGGCTCAAGCCGTCTGTGTATTTCGCGCCGACGGTGGCAAGCTCCGCCGCGGTCGGCTCCGTGTTTTGCTGCCCGCTCATGCAATCACCGTCCTTTTTGCGGTATGGGTCATGAGCTCTCCGGGGCTGAGCCGCAGCTGCCAGCCGGTCTCCTCGTAGATACCGCCGAACTCCGGCGCGTCGATGCTCAGAACGTCGCCCACGCCGTGCCCGCCCTCCGGCAGACCGTAAAACGTGATCGTCCGTGTACCGAGCTGGGACTGGAAGCAAAGATCGTCCACGTAGGCTTGCAGCGCCTCCTGCGAGGCGATGTTATCGACCTTGACCACCTGTGTGATGCGCTGCCCGCGCTTAAAAATGGAGATGGAGCTCGACGGGCTGTTATTCTCGGCTCTGGCCACCAAGGGAGCCTCCAAGTCCGGGTTGCTGCAAATGGCGACAAAGACATTCGGCGCGTCGAAGATGTCCTGCTCCTGCGACATATCGCGCGAGACGGGAGCCAGCAGCCGGATATCCGTGCTCGAGTAGCGCCAGCGGATATTTGCCGCATTTGGTGTTGCCTTTGGCTCCAGGTGCCCGATGCCGCTGCCGTCAAACCAGACAGGTTTATAGTTGATCTCGCCCAGCAGCTGATTGCAAATCGTGAGATAGTCCGTGCCCTCCTGCCAGTCCTCGCGGTCGGTCTGCAAGGTCTCGCTCGTGGGTGTGGCGATCACGAGGCCGATTCCGGCCTGCGTCATCAGCTGCTGCACGGCGGTAATGTAATTTGTCCCGGCGGCGATGTGCAAAATGCCCTCCGTCTTGATCGTCTGGATCATCCAGCTGCGGTCGTAAGCGTCCAGCCGGAGGAAGTGCCCCTGCGCGCTGACGGTGTCCGAGTACGTCGTGATCCGGTACACGCCCAAGGGGTACTCTTGCCCGTCAAGCTCCAGCACAGGCTGGAGCTCGTCGGAAAGATACTCGATATCTGGGTTGTGCATAAATGTTCCGCCGAGGCTTCCCATGATGTCGCCGGACGCATTGACGAGCACGTCAGGCGCGGAATCCTTCAGCCAGCGCAGCTCCGAGAACTTCGCGCCGCGCCGCAGCACGTCCACGCGGTAAGATACCTTGTGCGTCATAGCCTCACCTCGTCGTCAAAGTCGATCTGCTCGATGGTAAAATTAAACACATTGAGGAAGCCGTCGTGCTGCTTGGGTAGGCTCGTGATGTAGCCGATGACCATGTCGCCCTGCGGCGTCTTTGCGCAGACAAGCTTGCCCACAAGTCCCATGAGCTGCCTGATCTCGCTCTCATCGAGCAGCGCCGCCGTGATGCTGAGCGAGTCCGTGCCGGAGTCGACCTCGACCGCGACGGGATAATACGCGCCGGAGAGCTGCAAAAGCTCGACCTGCCGGGAAAGTGTCCGTGTGGTCTGCCGGTGCTGGCTGTCCGAGTATGGGAGTCTCAAGGTCTGGCCGGTGTCCAAGTCTGACACCTGATGCACCTCCGCGCGAACATCGACCGTGACCGCGCTAGACAAACCGTAATTGCTCGAATCGTCGTAGCAGCCGCGCACCTGGTACGTTGTGCTGCCAGAGGACAGCTCGTCGGTGTACAGCGTCTGCGTGAGCTTCGCGATGGGCTTGCCGTTTCGGTACACAAGGTAAAAATCGTAGCTTCCGGTTGTCTGCCAGCTGAGGTCTGCCACGCTGGAGGCCAGCACGGTGAGAGATATACTCGCACCCGGCGTGTTGGTCACAGGCAGCGCCGCCGCGCCCCAGTCAGACCACATGCCATATTGATTTTGCACGCGCACGCGCACCGTGTGGCTGCCGTCCGCAAGATATGCGGGGCTCGTCCATGTCTTTTCCGTGCCGTAGTGCGTGCCGCCGGATAAAACGCCGTCCAGCTCGACCTGGTACGCCTCCTGCTCGGAGGTCTGCCAGCTGATGGATGGGCGCGGGCCCGTGGACTTGATCTGGATGCTCGGAGCCGTCGGCGCGGCAATCACAACGATCTGCGCCGCATCGCTCCATGCGCCCGCAACACCGTCTGCGTTGTAGGTGCGCACGCGCCAGTATTTGATGCTGGATGTGAGCGTCCTGGCAGGGCACGTCCACTGCCGCGCAGCGCCGGTGACGGTTGCAAGCGTCGTCCATGTGCTGCCGTCGGTGCTCTTTTGCAGGTCTGCCTTGCTCTGCGCTGTGCCGGTCGAAATCGTGTGCTGCCATTGGAAGAGCGTGTCCTTGGAGCCGTCGATTACCGTGTCCACAGGAGACAGCGGCGCAGCGGTCGGGGTGGCGTCGGCGGTCGAGAGTGTCACCCAGTTGGACGTTGTGACCACGCCGCTGTTTGCCGTGACGGCTACCTGCCACTGGATGCTGGTCGTGCCCGCGAAGGTGTTGGCCGGAACAGTGACGCTCTGCGTGTTGCCGGAGACGCTGATTGTGTGGATCGTGCCGCTCGTCCCGGAGCGCCAGCGGAAGATGGCGGATGCCTGCTTGAGTTCTGCAATGCATTTTTGAGCGGCTTCTACACCCCATGTGAAGGTGTTTGGTTCGGATTTGATGATCGACCCGGAGGATGGCGTCACTTCTGAGATTTTGAGACCACAAGTTACCGTATCGTCAACAGAGACCGGGATATACGGTCTATTTGTTGATTTTGTCACGATTGAAACCCATTCTGTGGTTATGGACAGACTCATATACAGTCCATTTCTAGCGGCGTCTATAATCGGCAGACCATACCCGGATTCGCAGGCTTTCGGAAGGGCAGAAGCATCGCTGACCTCTACGTCGACGTCGGAGACATGCCGATCTTGCTTCGTTGCATAAGTGACTGTTAGCGGATCAAAGCTATGCTCAAGACCGCCAATGCGCGTCCGAATAGTGCCCGAGTCGCTGGCGGCGGTGAGATAGATTGTAATTTTCGACCAATCATCTACAAGCTTTTTGTACTGTGTGCCATCGCTCGGTGGCTGAAATTGCATGTACAGCAAGTCGTCCTTGTTAATCTTGGCAGGGGATGTCGTGTGATCGTTTGTGTTTTGCGCGTCCTTCTTGAGGATTGCGAACGCCGAACAATATAAGTTGAAACTGGTTGCCACCTCACGTCACCCCCATTCTGGCCACTCGTCTCTGGTTTTTCATGCGGCGGATGAAATCGTCGATCTCACGGATTTCGTTCGCCTGCACGTAGAAGTTATAGGTATCGCCGCCGGAGAGGCTGCGCCCTTCCTGATTCGTGCCGATACGCGAGCCTTGCGGCAGCCAGACAGGCTCCGGCCCATTCTCGCCGACCCACGTCACGCCGCCAATAAAATTGTCCGTGCCGGCTGCGTTCTGGTGCCACTTGCCGTCGGCTCCCATGTAGCCGCCTGTGCCGGTGTAGCCCATGCCGGAAACGTAGCTCGAGCCGCTGGACAGTGCGCCTTTGTATTGCAGCTGCTGCATGTTGCTTAACTGCCCGCTGGACATGTTAAGACCCAGCGCCGTCTTGATCTTGTCACCGTTAAACGTCAGCAAGCCGACAAGCAGATTTGTGGTGTCCGCGATCAGCGCCATCGTCGTTGCAATCGGCTTGAGCGCCGCGTCGAGCGCCGGGAGAACCGCGACCGTCAGATCGCCCAGCGGCTCCAAGATCTGCGTGGTAGAGCTCAGAATGCTGCCAAATTTGTCCACAACGCCAGACTCCACGAAAGCCTTGCCGATCTTCTGGATAAAGTCCGCCGTGTCGCCCAGCGCCTCGGTCATATACGGCGCGTACTCGGCGGAGATCTGCTTCGTGACGGCTTCCTGTGTCTTGAGGAGTTTCTGCTGTGCAGCGTCCGTTGCTGCGAGCGCTTCGACTGCCTCGTTATCCAGCACGTAGCCCATCTCATGCGCTTCGTCGGTGTACTTTTTGAGTCCTTCGCTGCCCACCTCAATCAGAGGGTTCAGCTCCTGCGCGGACTCTGACATGAGATCCATCGCCAGCGCGTCGCGCTGCGCCTGGTTGTGCATGTTTCCGAGCGAGTCAATGACGTCATAAAAAACTGCATCGGCGCTGCGCAGGTTGCCATCTGTGCCCTCGATCTTGACACCGAGCGTTTCAAACGCCTTTGCCGTGTCCTCCGAGCCGTTCTGCGCCTCCTGCATCTTGTTCGTGATCTCCTTGAGGGAGTCCTTCACGCGGTCATAGGTGACGCCGAGCATGTCGGAGGCATACTGCCATTCCTGGACTTCCTCCACGCTCTGGCCGGTCACGCTTGCGAGCGTCTTGACCTCCTTCGCGTACTCGGCGGACTCCTTGGTGATGCTCATCAGCTGCTTTTCGACCTTGACGCCTGCCGCAACCAGGGCAGCAAAACCACCGACTGCCGCAGCTGTCCCGGCGTTGATTCCGTTCAGGGAGTTCAGCGCCTTCGTCGCGCCCTCGGGCAGGTTGATACCCAACTTATCCGCCGCGCCGCCGATCGCGTCGCCAAGGCCGACGGCCTCGCCCTTGCCGTCCGCAAAGGATTCCTTGAGGTTGGCAAAAACGCCCTTTGCGCCCGTGCCCTCCTCCTTGGCCTTCGCGACGGAATCCTTGACCTTATCCATCGCCTGCTGGAATTTCGAGCCGCTCGCGCCCGCCTTGTTGAGCTCGGCGTTGTTTTCTTCCAGCGCCTCCTGCATCTGCTTGAGTTTGGTCTCCGCGTCAATGAGGCTTGTCGACCAGTCAATGGTGCGCTTGTCGGCCTCGCCGTAGGTTTCGCCCGCGCGCTGGAGGACTTCTCGCAGCGTGTCGACCTTCTCCTGCTGCGTCTGCATCTGCCGGGCGAGGACGTCGCCCTTGGCCGTCAGCGCCTCGACGCTATCGGCGTTGTCTGCAAAATCCTGCTCCGTGGCGCGCATCTCCGCGCCTAAGTTTTTAAGTCCTGCGTTGATTTGGGCAAGGGCGGCGCGATATTCCTTCTCGCCGTCCATTTTGACTTTTGTGTTAATGCCGGGCGTTGCCATCAGCCGCCACCTCCCATCAGGTACTGTGCCAGCGACAAGCGCGCAGGCTGCTCCGGCGCATTACGCGCACACCGGCTCGGCGTGGCCATGGAGAAGTACTCTCTGTAGATAGCCATGCACCGCGCCGGTGTCATCCTGCGCCAAAAGACGGTCTCGTCGTTTTTCAGCACATTTACCCAGATATTCAGGTACCAGGCGAAGTTGATACCGCCGCTTCTTCCTGCCTGGTCTCCGCGTTTTTTTCGTCGTCTGCTTCATTGACGGCCAGAATCGTCATGCGCATCACGTCCGGTGCAAGCCGATCAACCGTGTCATAGGATAGCCGCCTTCCAAGCTGCTTCTCGGTGTATGTGATGGCAAAGCCCTTTTCGTCCACCCATTTCTGCTCGTCGGCGTAGTCGTTGAGCATCGCGGCCAGCAGCTGCAAGACCGACTTGAGCGTCCGTTTGCGGGACAGGACGGGGCCGAAATTGCCGCCATTGACAATCTGTACCTCGGCAAGCACGTTGTTGTTGCAGCGAAGCACCCAGTCGCGCCCGTCAAAGCGCCACGCGACCTCGCGCGGCTTGATATCTTCCATGCTTAGCCTCCTGCCACGTCTGTGGCTGCCGTCTTAAAGACCTCGTCGCACCAGGCCTTGGCGTCGGCTTCGCTGTCAAGCGTCGCGACCTCCAAAAGGTCGCCCAGATCGTCGACCAGGAACTCACCGGTCGTGGTGGGCGTCTGGAACGCGATGCTGTCGCCCATCGTCTGTCCGTTTGTTGCAGGTGGTCCAAAGAGCACTTTCCGGGCGAATACCGCCGTGAATTTCTCCACGCCGTCGATCATGTCGGGCATGTAAAAACTCCACCCGACGTACTTGCCGGTCGACTTCTTGCCAAAGGTCAGACTCTTGACGGTGGAACTAGCCACGGTGCGCTGTTTTTCGTACGCGCCGTACATAAGCTTCTGCGCTTCAGTCGGGATATACTTGACGCCGGCGGTCGCCGTGCCGCCCGTGGCCTTTTTCATGTACTCCGCCAGAACGGACTCGGCGTAAATCCGGCCTTCTGCAAAGCGCATCTCAAGGCCTACGGTCATCGCGTCGCCCATGGAAACGGGCGTGCCGTACTCCGTGCCTTTGCCGGTTGTTTTTTTCTTATACTCTGCGACTTGCAGGTATCTCAAATCAAATGCAGGCATGATTGCCTCCTTTCATCGATTGCTGTTGATAATTTCTGCTGCTTTGTCGGTCATGGCCTTGTTCGCGCGGTCCCACGTGGATTTGACCGCGTTCGACCAATAGTAGTCGGCCTTGATTTTGCCGCCCGTGCGGCGGCCGTAGTTGAGGACAAAGCCCTTGACGGCGTATTTCTGCTGCCGCGAGTCCTTGCCGGAGATCGTGACGTACATGTACGGCACGCCCTTTTTGTCGCGTGAGACCTTGCGCGCCTTTGTAAAGTGCCGCAAGGTCTCGCCGGTCCGGCGGGGTTTGGTATTCTGGTGCCCGGCCTTGATAAAGGCGGAGTGGACGCTTTTATACATCTCATCCGCGCCGACCGACAAAATCGCCTGAAGGTTGTCGTCGGTGAAGAGGTCGGCTTGGTTCAGCTGCCGGATGGCCTCCTGGATGCCGTCCAGTGCGATTTTTGTATCGAGCTGCGCCATCAGATCACCTCGCAGGGGATGTCCGAGTAATACGTCATGGTCTCCTCGTCAAAGGACTGTTCGCTTTGGCCGATGGCGATGTGCGCCGCCGCCAGCGCTTGCAGCACCTCCGCGGTCAGCGTGTCGCCCTCGGTCTGCGTGGCCACGGTGACAACACACAGGCCGACCGTTGCAAAGGGTATCCCGTCTGCGTTCACGCTGCGCACGCCGGTCGGCGTCCAGACGAGGTAGCGCGTGAGCGGCGAGCCGTCCGGCGCGTGCTCCGGAGCCTGCACCTTATACACAGCGCCGGGGAGCACGGTCTCGAGCGCCTGCTCAATCTTGGAGTATTTCATACTTGCCCTCCGGTTCTGCCAAGCTCAGCGTCGTGATCGGCAGGCCGTCGGAGTCATAGCCCCGCTGCGCCTGGTCGATGCGGTAAATGTGGTCGTCCTCGAGCAGCACGAACTGCTCGGCCTTGATATCCTCGCCGCCGAAGACGCGGGGGATGCTGACCATCCGGGTAAGCTGCACACCGGCTTGCTTCCCGGCATAAAATCGGGCAGCGTAGACCTCCCGCTCGCAGTAAAAGTGGCTCGAGGCGATACGCAGGCGGCGCTGGAGAGGGGAGGATGCGGGAAGCAGGTCACAGACGGTGCACACCTTGTCGTAGATCATCCCGTGCCGCCTCCCATCTTCTGCTGCGCAAGCTTGCTGTTGAGCATCCGTCGCAGATACGTCGGCAGCTGCTTTTCCTCGGCGTTCGCGCGCGCCTTGTACATCCAGCCGCCGACCATCGCCGTCAGCATGTCGTCCGCGTCGCAGTCCGGCTGGAGCGCAACGCCGCGCGTGGTGATAAAATCAGCGGCCTGCGTCAGGATACCCCGCAGATACGTCTCCTGCTGCTCGGTTGCGCGCAGGATACCGAGATCCACCATCATGTAGGCCAGCTGGGCGTCCAGTGACATAGGCCGCCTCCTTTCCTTAGCCCGCCTTCGCGGTCACGCTGCCGGAGCCGGCTGCAACCGCGCGGCCGTTGCCGTCGACCTCAACCACGGTAATGGTCTGGCCGGTCGTGCCGTCGACGGTCTTATTCGCGGGCAGGTCTGTCCAGAGCTTATCAAGCGTCTCGCCGTTTGCGACTGCGATCGCCTGACCGGCGGTCTGGTACTTGAGCTTGCCGGAGCCGTTGCCGGCGACGGTCACAACGCTCTTGCCGTTGGCAGAGCCCGCAGCGGTCGTGACGATCAGCGTGCCGATGGCGGTGTTCGCATAGTCCGGCGCGAAGGAAATGCTGGTCGTCGGCGCGGTGTTGTGGAAGTTTACCATGACAAATGCCTCGCCGCGCGCGGGCTTGCCGTCGTAGCGGCCAATGGAGCGGTACACAGTCATGTTGCGCAGGAAAAGCGGAATGTCCGAGGACGCGATAGACAGGCCCTCACGCTCGGCCATGCGCATCAGGCTGCCGAAACCGCCCGCGATGTCGTTGTCGGCCATAAACTCCAGCTCGACGATGTCACCGCCGACGATCGGGAAGGTGTTGTTGATACCGGCCGTAATTGCTGCCGCTGCGTTGAATGCCAGCGCCTTCGCCATCAGGCGGATGTGGGTCTTGCGGTTCATCGCCCAGAACACGCGGCCGTCCGAGTACTTCGGATCTGCAATGCCGAGTGCTTCAACCAGTGTGCCGAAGAAAGCAGCGCCGGAGGTCGTGTCGATGTCCAGCTTGAGGATGTGGCTGGTATGCAGGTCGGTGAAGTCGCCCTGATCGTTGTTCCACCACGTGGGAGTCGTCGCCGCAGCAAGGCGGGTGACAAAGCCGACCGGCATTTTCTTGCCCGTACCGTAGACGATAGCCTTATCCAGCGCGCGGGCGTTCGCTTCGCCCATTGCGTTCAGGATGCTGGTCAGCAACTGAAGGTCTGCGTCATCCTGAAGGACAGCGTTGGAGATGGCCATGTAGCCTGCCAGCATATAGCCGTCCATTTCGAGCTGCGTAAAGTCGAGTGAAATTTCGTTAATGTTCGCCAGCATTTCCGTCCAGACGGCCTCCGCGCCTGTGCCGACGATATTCTGGCGGGAATGTCCACGGATGGATTCACTGTGCACATACGGCCAGAGCTTGGAGTTCTGATACGTCAGATCGCGCAGGATCTGCATGAACTCGGTCGGAATGCCGAGCTCTGCGCCGGTCGCGCTGTTCTGCTGCTCGCGAAGCGCGCGGAAGCGCTGAAGGAAGTCACGCGTCGTGTCCTTTGCGATGAGCGCGTCGCGCTCGGAGTAGGTGAGGCCGAACCAACGGCGCTCGGTGGGATTGCTCATAGGTACAAAGCTCCTTTCGTGGTGATCGTTGTTTCTGGTGTCAGAGTTGGACACCGCGGGTGCTGCCGGGGGCGGGGTCTGCTCGGCTTCCAGCCGGGCAATTTCCGCGCTGCGGGTGTCGATCTCGCCCTGGATACGGGCAATCTCGGCGGCGTTCGCGCTGCGCTCCTGCTCAAAGGTATCCACAGCCGAGGATACAGCGTTGCGCTCCTCGTCGGTGCTCGTCTCAGTGATCTCGCCGAGCGCCTGGCGAAGCTGCTCTTCTCTCGCGGCAAAGCCGTCTCTCGTCTGTTCCAGCGGGGTCAGCTGCGCACGAAGCGCGGTGATCTCGCTGTTCAGGACTAAAACTCTAAGTGCTGCCATTTACGGGTTTCCTCCTAACTTCTTGTTCATTTCTGCGCGCCACGTTTCCAGGCGGCGCTTTTCGATTTCCTCAAAATCCCGCTTTCGGGCGCTGACCGAGGTCTGCTCATATGCCGGGAAGGTGCAGACGCTGACCTCGTACAGGGGATCGATCTCTTCAATCTCCCAGCGGTACTTCCCGTTTCCGAGGTCGCGGAACGTCTCCGACTTGATGGCAAAGCCAAACGAGCACTGGTCGACGTCTCCGCGCTGGACTCTTGCATACAAGTTCATCGCGTCTACGTCGTCGCGGTTGATTTTAACCGAGCCCCAGAGGCCGCGCTCGTCCTGCTTGAGCGTCAGCGTGCCGGATTTCGTCCGGCCGAGAACTAAGCTCGTGTCGTGGTTGATGAGAGCTCGAACGTCGCCCGAGATCGAATTTGTGAAAGCGCCGGGCTTGATGATCTCGCTCACATCGTCCCACAGGGGATACTCCGAGTTAAAGACCGCGAAGTAGCCTTCGATGTAGAGATCGCTCTCGGCTTCGCGCGTCTGAAACGCCTGCGGGATGCAGCGCACCTGACGCTGCTGTCTATTCGGTTCCACCGTCTCCACCTCCTCCCTGTGTAAGCTTTTTCTGGTCTGCGATCATGTCGCGCGGGATGTAGTTTTCCAAAATGACGAGCTCGTTCAGCCCCTCGCGCGGACTGAGGCCGACCCAGTCGCGCACCTCGTTGCCGGTCATGAGGCCGCGCACGTAGAGGTTGGATGCTACGTCCGCAAGCTCCTTTGTGCTGTAGCTGTAAAGCCTGCGCGTCGACATCGTAAAATAGAGGTCTGTCGCGTAGAGGAGCTTGCGCGTCAATTCCTGGCAAATGATGTTCGCGATCGTCGTGGCGGTCGTTTTGATCATGTGGTTGTGCTCGTTGTCCGAGTATGCGCCCACGCCCAGCATGAAGGGGGTGACGCCGACGAGCGCGGCCACGGCCTTTTTGTCGAGCTCCACACCGTCTTTGATGGCTAAATCGGACAGGCTCAGCGGCTTGACCTGCTGCACGTCCATGAGGTCAGCCGGGACGATCCACGGCTCTCCGGCGCTCGAGCCCGTGATGTAGTCGTCGATCAGACGGCGGCGGCCTGCCGGGTCGGAGAATTCGTCCGCCAGCGCGTCGACCTTGACAATGACGCTGGGCTTCCATTTGTCCGACATAAAGCCCTTCTTCGTCGCCTGCTCCTGCCGGAGCGAGTTGACCACGTCAAGCAGGCTCATCCGGAGCCCGAGCCCCTGCCACGGGTGGTCGGGGTCGACCCAGCGCCGGAACTGGAGGACGGTCTCGGGGTCGTACTGATGGCCGCGCCAGCTGATGTAGACTGTCTGGCCTTCGTCCGGGCTCATCGCCTGCGCGCCCGGCATGGGGATAAGGTCGCGAAGCAGCCCGTCCCGCGTGACCGGAAGGATGAAGGCCGTACCGCTGGCGCTTGTGAGCATTGCCCAGACGATGGCAGAAATCAAATCCTTGCGCGTGCCGAAGCTCCATGGCGAAATATCCATAAACCGGGAAAGCGCGTTCCGCACGCGCACATCGCCGTCCGGCGTATTCTGCATGAGCTGAATGGTCGCGTTCGACACGATGTCGGCAAGGCCGCCGACAGCGGCCAACACGTCCGGACTGTCAGCGAGCCTGCAATAGCCCGGCACGCCAAGCGTGTCCTGATCGACCGCGCCGATCACAAATTTTCGCAGCGCGTCGTCCTGCGCGGATCTGCGCTGCACCTTTACTTTCAAGTGGCATCACCTCCAAACAGCGACAGCTGCGCTGTGTATCGTTCAAAACGTTCTTCTGCTGCGGCAAAGTAGTCTGCGTCCAGCTCGCACCCCACGAAATCAAGCCCCGCGTCATATGCTGCGATCCGGCTCGAGCCGCTGCCGAGGTGCGTGTCGAGGATTTTATCCCCAGGCTTTGTATATCTGGCAAAAATCCAAGCATAGAGGGCGACAGGTTTCTGCGTTGGGTGGATCGTCCATTCGCCGTTGCGCGCACCTCCGGCCGCACCGTTCCACGGGATGTCGGCAATCAAAGTTTTTCGGTCAAAGGATGTCCAGCACATTTCCGCGCTGGCAAAAGTCAAGCATTCCGGGACATGTTTGTCCCATATCACCCATGACCGCGTCAGCGGGAGCTGGAAGTAATTACCCCCCCAGATGCATTGATTCTTGCTTACGCGGAAGAGTTCCTCAAAGTATGCTGGGGGCGGGACAGCCGCATCCCACGTTTTCTTTTGCCGCCGTGGGTTCTTTGCGTTAGCCCGTCGTCCGGCGTTGCAGTTGATGTTAATCCCGTAAGGTGGGTCGACAACGGCGAGGTCAAATGCCTTGTCAGAGAGCGTGCGCATGTACTCCATGCAGTCCATGTTGTATGCGACGTTCACGCCTTTGCCTCCTCCCGTGTTTCATACCAGCCTGCGCCCTTGGCGCTGGCGGTCAGGTCCTCCAGATATGCGCACGCGGCAAAGACCGAACAGTCAAAAACATCGATGCGCAGGTTTGGAGCTATTTTTTCGTACATCACCATATCGTCGGCCTTTTCAATGCCGGCAACGTTTTGCACGCAGTACTCATAGGGCTCTGCGTGCAGGTAATAGAGCGTGCCCTGCTTCGCGCTCTTTTCCAGGTACCGGAAGCCCTCGGACTTGAGCGTAAAGCGCTGAATCTGCGCCTTGATGGGGAAGCGCTCTTTCTGCATCTCCACAAAATACTCGCGGCAGAACTTCGGGTCGTGCCCGACGCGGCGGATTTTGAAGCCCTCGGCGCGGCGTTTTTTGAACCAGCGCACAACGTCGGAGTGGTTTGTCACCTTGTCGTTCGTCATGTCGAGCCAGCCGTCTTCCATCCAGCCAAAGAGCGGTATCTGGTCTTGCGTCGCTTTGACCACGGCGGCCGGCCGCGGGAACCAGCAGTGCGGGATGATGATGTCCACGCCCTTGTAGTGCCCAAACAGGCAGCAGGCCGTGAGGTCGTGCATCTTGGAAAGATCCGCGCCGCCGTACCAGCGGATGGGGAGCTTCGCGAGCTCCTGGAGCGTCCAGTTGTACTTCTCGTCCGACCGCCGGAACTCCTGGATGTCAAACCATGCTTTGACGGCGTTCGTCGTGACGTTGAGGCTCTTGTTGAGATATTCCGGCCGGAGCATCGGGTTCTCGGCCGCGATGGCCGCGTCGTTGATCATGTCCTGCGGCCGGATGGAGTAGCCCCAGCCGGGGCTTGCGGCCTTGAGGACCGCCGGGTCATGGAGATCCACATCGCCGTTTTCCATCGTCGGCGCGGAGCACAAAAAGCAAAAGATCGTGTCGGCGTAGTCACCTGTGACCGTTCCGCGCAGAATTTTCCGGCAGAGTTCCAGATGCCCAAGCAAGAAGCCGCGCGCGTTGGGGCCGTTGGATGAAATGATAATGACAAGCTTATTTGTGTACGCCTTTGTCGCGTCCTTGAGGATCTGGTACTGCTGCGGGCTCTTATAGGTGTGCGCTTCGTCGGCGATGACGATGTTGCAGTTAAAAGAGTCCTGCTTGTCGGGGTTGGCTGCCAGGGCGTTGATGGAGATCATGCCGTCGCCGACATCGCCGGAGATCGACCGCTCCATGTTGTTGTCGATGATCCGCAGGCCCGTCTCCGGCTCATCCTTGACGGTCACGCCCAAGCGCGTGCAGTTGTACTTCAAAAAGTCAAAGCCCTCGAGTGCCTGCTTTAGCGCGCCGCCGACCTCGTACACCTTCGAGCCGGACGCTCGCTCATAAAGTGCCAGGGCAAAGGCCAGCGCGGCCGCAAACGTCGTCTTGACGTTTTTTCGCGGGATGAAGTCCACAGCTTCCTTGAAGCGCCGGATCTTCGTGCCGGGAAGGTAGAACCCCATGATGTTGTAGACAATGAACTTGTGGTACGGCAGGAGCAGGAACGGTGTGCCGCGCAGGGGCGTCGCGTCCAGGAACTCGCCCTGCTGGTGGCAGATCATCGTCTCGATGATGGCGATGATCTCGTTCGCGGGCTCCGTCCGGAATTCCCACTTGCCGGTGTCCAAGTCTGACACGTACCGTTTGCAGGCAAGCACCGCGTCCTCGCAGAGGCCGTTTTCTCCGGAGAGCGTCGCTTCGACAAAGCTGTCGACCTCGCGCTGGTACTGCGCGGCGTGCTCTTCGGCGTGGCTCTTGGACTCGGAGAGCAGCTGCTCAAGTTTGCTCGCGCCGCCCATCGGGACGCTCTTGGCGCGCGCCTTGTTAAGCCCCGTCGGCGTGAGGCCGAGCTGGTTGCGCAGGCCCTGCACCGTCGCGCGAAGATCCTCGACCGCTGTCCAGTACGGGCTCTTGGCTGTGTACTCCGCGCCGGTCTTGTTGACCATCGTACAGATGCGCTGCCCGCCCTGCTTCTTCCACTCTTTCTCGGCGCGGGAGAGCTCGCGCTCCGTCTTGGCCAGCTGCTTGATCGTCGGCTCGAATATTGCGTTGTAGGTGCCGACAAGCTGCATGTCCTGCCGGATCATGTCCTCTCGCGCCATGCTTAGATTTCCTTTCTCTGAGACTCTGCCAGACGCAGCGCGCGAACGCCGCGTCCAGTCAAAAAAGGAGGATGATGAGATGACTCCGGGCACCGGCGGTGGTTCCCAATGCCGCCGAGCTGAACTGCGCCCGGCAGAGCCTCAGATGGTTTGCGTCTTTGCGCGCCCGCGTCGTTTGCGCCCGCGCCGCGCGATTCGAGATTTTCGCGCGTGTGCGCGCCTGGCGGTCTCGTCTGAACCCCCTCCCGCGGTTTTCCCGCCGTCGGAAAGAGGTGCGGGGCTTTCAGATACGTCCCAAAAAACACCGCAGATGAATGAAGCGCAAAACCGTCCGGGCGCAGCAGCGCAGATCCGGAACAGGCTCAGGTTAACGGGAGCGAAAGCGGCGAACAGGTTCAGATGAACGGCGGCATGCAGATCGACATGGGCGGAGCGATGCCTTCCGGAGAAATGCCTGCCGGTCAGATGCCTGCCGGAGGACCGGGCGGAA